TCGTTGGTGGCACCAATCTGCTCGCGCAGGTGGCGTTCGTGGGTACTGAGGTTTTTGGTACTGATGCCTGCGTCATAGAGCTTGGTGCGCAGCCCTTGAAGTTGCACGCTCTGTTGCTGGTGTTCTTGTTTGAGACGCTGTGCTTCGCGCACTGCTGCGCGAAAATCCCTGGTCATGGCCTTGGTCGGCGCGCCAGTCGCGGCAAACTGCTGGCTCAGGGCTTTGACCCGCTCGCGGGCGGCTTCAAGGGATTGCTTGGTCTGGTCTGCGGCAACGCGCTGGGTGCGCCAGCCGCTGACATCCTTCTGCTGGGTGTTGAGTTCTTTCAGGCGATCACGGGCGGCCTTGAGGGCGCGGGCAGCCTCTGTGCTGCCCCCAGTGATTTTCTTCAAAGGACCGGTTGCTTTGTCGATGGCGTCGAGCAACACGCGCAGTTTTAGATCATTCCCCATCGACGCTACTCCGAATTCGCGCCCGCTCGCGCCAGTCCATCAATTCCTGCAGACCCAGTTGATCCATGTCAGCCGGTGCCCAGTGAAAAACCACGGCCAGATCGGCCATGGCATCCTCTACATAGCGAGGGATGCTTCCGTTTTCGCCGACTTCTGCAACAAAAAACTGATGACCTTGCCGCCGATAGCGACCAAGTCGGCGGGATCCATGGCAGCGGCTTCCTGTGCGGTGAGCGTGGGCGTGCTGATGCGCGGGATAACCTTGATCAGGCTGGCGACATCAAGGTTGAGCAAGTCGCCCAGGCTGACGCCGCGCAGCTCGCCAGAGGCCGGTTTGCGCAGGGTGATTGTTTCAACCGAGTTCTGGCCACGTTGGATCGGTGTGTCGAGGGTGATGGTGCTGTCGTTGGCGGTTGTCGCATCTTGGGTGTCTAGGGATTTCATGGATAAAGCTCCTGGTGGTAAGAGGGCGATTGTCGATTTAGGGGTGGATCAGAGCCCGATGGCCGAGCGCTGTTTAGCCAACAGATCAACACCACCGACCTTCTCGATGAAATTGAGCAGATCGATTTCGATGATGTCTTCGTTGTCGACCACCAGCTTGTAGTAGGTGCAGGTGGTTTTGATGGTGTGCTCGGTGTCTTCGCCGGGCTTGGCTTCGCCCATTTCGATACTTTCGTGTCGACCGCGTACGATGAGTTCCACCGCGCTGACCTCTTCGGTGTCGTCCTGTTGAAAGGCGCCGGCAAAACGCAGAGGGACGCCCGAGGCGTTGACCGTGCCGAACTGTTTCAGGGAGATCAGATCGAGGCCACCGGTCTTCCATTCAAACTGAATGCCGTCAGTCTGACGAGGCCCTAGATCGGCTTTTACCGGTCCGTTCATGCCGGCGCCCCGGTAGGCCTCCATCTTGCGGCCAAGCGAGGGCAGGGTGACGGACTTGACCACGCCTACGTAGCTGTTGCCGTCGTTGAACAGGTTCATGTTTTTTAGTTTGCGAGGCATGGCCATGGCGGGTTACTCCGAAGTTCTGGCAGAGGGCCAACTCCCCTGCGGGGAGGCCCGGTTTATTTGTTGACGGCGCTGGCGAACTGCATCAAGTAGCGGTCGGTGATGCGCTGGCGAAGGGTGAGGTCTTCCAGTGGTGGCACTGGCGTGTAGTCGTAGTCGATGGTCAGCTTGCCGGCCTTGAGGGTGTCCTTGTCGTTGATGTCTTCGGGGTACCAACAACTGCCTCCAATCAGGTAGCCCTGGGCTATCAGCTCGCGGAACTTGGCGTTGATGCCGTTGATGATGTCTTTGACCAGAGACGCATACATCGGCTTGTCCATGGCCCACATCTGCGCCTCGGCCATGGTGTCGGCGAGGATCTGTGCGGTACGGGTGTAATTTTCGAAAGCAAACAACGGATCGTCGCTGCACGTGCGACTGCCCCAGAAGCGGTATCCACCCTCGTTGATGAGCGTGGTTACTTCGTTGGAGTTGAGGTAGCTGGCATCGGTGGCAGGGTTTTGCAGATCCCAAAACACGTCGGAGCTGATGCCAGTAACACCGTTGACGGCGACGTTGGAGAGGGTTTTGTGCCAGCCAGTTTCCTGATCGATCTTTGCCCGAAGGCCCAGGGCGCGAGCTACGGCGGAGGCGGTGACGGTATTGCTGGTGACGGTGTCCCAGTTTTGGAACTCCGGCCAGATCACCATGACTTCACGGGCGCCGAAGTTCTCGCGGTAGGCGACGACTTCTTCCTTGGTTTTGCAGGCCCATGCACTGACATAGGCGAAGGCGCGTAGGTCTTTGGCAATCGACACCAGCGCGGTGGCCACCGGCAAGCTGTCGAGACCTGGTACGCCCAGAATGCGTGGCGTCATGCCGAAGCGGGACTTGGCGGCGAGCAAAGCTTTCATGCCGGTGTATTTGCCGTCGGCAGTGGTGGTGCCGATCAGGGCGCTGGTGGTGGTCGCTTCGTCGGCGCCTTCTTTGACCCGCACCACGATGGTGTAAGGCTTGGTCTGGTCCGCAACGGCCTGCAGGCTGGTCGCCAGGGTGCCCTTGACGCCGGCTTTACCGATGGCGGCTTGCACGCTGGTCACCAAGACGGGCGTATCCAGCGGGAACATGAGCGGGTCCGCATCTTCTGCCGTGCAAACCAGGCCGATGACGGCGGTGGGGATGGTGCGAATAGGGCGGGTGCCGTCGTTGAGTTCGATGACCCGCACGCCGTGGAGATAATCGGCCATGGGTTGGTGCCTGCGCTGTGATGGAATGACAGTGCAGAGGTTGCCGCGCGCGCGCCGGATCGGCGAGCGCTGGGGCTTGTAGGAAGGCAGAGTACAGGGCGCCACGGCAGCGACGCCCAAGCGGTGTCAGTTATTCGATTTAGTCAGCGATCCAAGCGGGGGGCACGGGACGGGACGTGACAGCGGGGAAACCGGCGTCCTTGGGCCAGTCGCGTAATGCCTGCATATAGTCAAGAAGCTCGCCTGACTGTTCTACGGTTAACGTTGTGGGGCGTTGTGAATCAACTTCGTCGCGATGCCGTTCACGCAACCATTTAACGATTTCAATCTCCCCATCACGCCATTGTCTCGCCATGGATGCCAGTTCATCGGCTGACAACGGAGGTGCAGTTTGCAACTGGGGAAACCCCTTTTTGTCGCGACCGATGATTTTTCCTTGAAGCTCAGGCCCGAATAGCTCTGCGTGCGCTTCGTCTGTGATTTTTCTTGCCTCCGTTATCCGCTTCAGAAAAGGCGAATCTTCCGTCTTCTTCTACCCATAATGCGTACATGTCGTTTCCTCGTTAATACCCAATAGCAATCCAGGTGAAGCCACCGATGGTGACGCTGCCGCTGTTGGTCTGAATGGATGTTATATAGCCGTTGAAACCTGTTCGTGATGGAATCCCTGTTTGGCAAAGCGATGGGTATGCGGCGCTTGCGGCACCGCCGTAATTGGCGACCACGGTGATGCAGGTAGTGGGGAAAGCCACCGGGAATGTGACTGGTACTAATCCGTCGACGGTAGTAGAAGATTTGCCTGTTTTGATGATTAAGCCCGAAGGGAAGGGCTGGCTCGCTGAATAACTATCAAGGTCGGCCTTGAAAAGTTTGGATGTTCGCAACGTTTCGGTACCACAATGACCGCGCCAGACATTTCCTTCCCGTATCAACAGCACATCGCCGCCCGGTGACATTGTTAAAGGCACGGGAACGGCCAGGTTGTTCAATGCCAATTGGTCGCCGCTGGAGACAGTGATTTGCGACGATTCTGAAGATGGCCCGGCCGAGATCAGAAAAGCCGAACCTTCTGGCACTAAAGCCGTAACTGGGAGTGTCACAAGCACGGCGGCAGCAAGTTCGATCCGCATACCTATGTCAGCGGCCGTCAGCACACGGCTTTTCAGATACACCTCTACCCCCGGCAAAATTTCCCCGCGCAGCCATAACGAATTCTGTGGTCGCTAGATTCTTGTCATTGGAAAAGCGCGCGGGTGTAACACCCTTTTGGCATCCCTGTGAAAACCGGGGATTCTAGTGGTGCCAAACCGTTCAGTAGGTTGCGAAAGCTCAGCGCAGTAGTACCCAAGACAATTGGTATATCGGTGACCAATTGCCATAACGTGTTTTGCTTGAAAGCGCGCCCTGTTCTACAGACACCAACATGCCAGAAGTAAATTTCGTGCTGGTATCCGCGTCGCTGGTTCGTTTCCAAATGTCAGCTGTGTGGTACAGACCGTTGTCCTTCCCCTGTAGTTGGTCCTTCACCAAAACTCGCGACCCAAGTGGGACGATAACTCCATCAATGTTCTGAACCCCAGCCAACTGAATTGGACCAGTGGTAGCAACCAACACTGATTGTTTCGTGTCCTGCCTATTGATTGCGTCAGCGATGGATTCATCTACGTACTGACGCGTTGCCAGTACCACAGCAGGGTCAATCTTGAGAGACACATTTGTCGCGCTGGTGACAATGAAGTTCATGCGCACCACTTGTGTGCGGCCAGATCCCTGAGACATCAACGGTTTGTAGCTGGGCGCGCAGTTAGCCACGGCTACCAGATCGCCGTCAGCGTCGTACAGTCCGATCTCCCGAATCCACCATCCGCCCTCATCAGCCGGGATGATCTGCTCGGCGATAAGGATACTGGGGTCATTCGCATCAACCGAAAGTTTGTTTAGCGGTCTACGGCGTCGTTCATTGATCAGTCTCGTTTGTGCGGGGTTGGGAATGGGGTCGGTTCCATTTGCGTCACCCACACCCATTTCCGTGAGTTTCCAAGGAATACCCAGAGCGTCAGCATTGGACTGCTTGGCCGTACCGATCTTTGTGAGAGTTGCGAAAAATTTAGAGTTGGGATCAATCATGGGTAGATGTCCAGTGTGTCGATGGTGTGTTCGCGTCCAGGCGCGCCGATAACGCCCGTGGTAACGATGTCGCGAAGGACTGGCGGATAGACGTCAATCTCATCGCCGTCGTAAGCGCTGACGAAAACATTGATGCCGCCAGTGGTTTCGAGGCTGATGGCTAGACCTGTGAGTTGGCGCGTGACCGGCCTCGCGTCGTCAATGAGCCAGGTCATCTCCTGATACATCTCTTCGGTGATGCCGGTGTCCAGTACGCCGACGTTAAGCTTGAAGGTTGCCCGGAACGCCGACAGGTACGTCTTTGCCACCATTCAATAACTTCTAGCTGGTAACCCAGGGGCTCAACTACCCGGCGCAATGCGCCGACGGTGCCCTTGCGCGAATGGATGTAGTAGGCCGCGCGGATGGCGGCTCGTTTTGGTCGACTCCGACCAAGTGCTGTCCCAGCGATCAACCGAAAACGACCAGGCCAAGTACGGCAACAACGCAAGCGGACAAAGATCTGGGTTCCACAGCAGACGAATGGGGATCGGTACCCGCTGGATCTGCGACAACGCCCGGGCGGCCTGCAGTTCCAGCGGTGTCGAGTTGCCGGGTAGCAGGCGTTGGGTATCCATTACTCAACCCCGACCGACAACTGAATGTCTGTGCAGTACGGCGCCTGATAAGGCGTTGCGACGATGTCGCTCCAGTTTTCCAGCTCGACCTTGCGAACGCCCTCGACGTGTAACGTGGCATAAATAGCTGACTCGGCTACTTCCATGCCCAGGCGGCGGCGTTGGTGGACGTAGTCATTCAAGCGTTGCTCAGCAGATGCTCGCGCAGGCTCAGTTTCCGGACCGCTAGTCTTCATGTAGAGCGTGGCTTTGACCTGGTAGCGGAGGATCTGCGCGGCCTGGACGGTCAAACGGTCGGCGACTGGGCGGCGGTCGTCATCACTGAGGTAGGCGTCCACCACGGCAAGCAGATCTGGCTCAGCACTGCCGTCGCCCAGCATGCCTTGCACGGTTACCACCACAACGGCCGGGGATGGGCTTTCCGCCGTGGCGTCAGCCACTCTCCCGTCAGATGCTCGGGCGTGAAAGATGTAGCTGTTGCGTGGGCCGGCGGTGCTCAGGCCCTCCCAGGCCATTTGTGTACGTTCGCGCAGGCTGTCGTCATCTTCCATCATGCGGGGGATCGGGGGGATGGCCGAGGCATTTCCTTCCTGAATCACAAGACGCTCGACGTTGAAGTCGGCGGCCAGGTTCTCCAGGTCGGCCCCGTTGGCGAAAGCCAGCATGTTTGCGATTGATGCCTCATTGACCTGCTGGCGCCAAATGGTCTCGCGGTATGCGTTCTCCTCCAGCAGCTTGGTCAGCGGCTCCGACTCCATGTTGAGGCGGGCGGCGATTTCGTCCTGTTCCTCAATCGGCCAGAGGCTGATCATGTAGGTCTTGCGCTCGGCAAGAATCTGTTCGTAGCTGATCTGCTCGACGATCTGCGGGGCGGGCAACAGGCTGAGGTCGATGGCGGCGAAGGTGTTCATACACTGCCTCCCAGTTGCAGCGGCAGGCTCAGGCTCAACGGCTGGTTGGTGTCGACAAGGGTGCCTTCCAGCTCCAGGACCGACTTACCTTGCAGATCGGCGCCTATGAATTGCACCTGGCTGAGGCTGATGCGCTGCTCCCAGCGCATCAGCGCCATGACTGTTGCCGCGTATACCTGAAGGCGGGTGACGTCATTAAAGGGTTGGTCCACCAACTCAGGCAGCAGGCTGCCGTATTCGCGGCGCATTACGCGGGTGCCGATACGGGTGGTGAGAATGTCGTTGATCGACTGGCTGATGTGGTCAAGAGTGCCGATGGCGGCGCCAGATTGTCGATTCATAGCGGCTTACCTGATTGATCATCGCCTTGCTTGACGCCACCGTGCGGGTGATTAATCAGGCTGATGCCGGCGGCGATCACATCTTTCAAAACGGTCACAGTTCCGGTGATGCTTTGATTACCGGTTTGGGTGTAGTCGCCCTGGTGCGTGATTGGGCCGACGATAGTGATGCCGCCCTTGCTGACCAGGTTGGTGGTACCGCCCTCTGCCAGGGTGGCTTTCAGGTGGTGGGCGACACTGTCGTACTCGATCACTGTGCCGTCAGCGTAGGTGCGGCGGTGCAGGCCGGTACGGTTGCCGTTGGCTGGGATGTGGTCGCTGAATAGACCGGTCACGACGATGCCGTTGGCGAGCTGGCCGGACGGGCTGAACAGGATCACCTGTTCGTCGACGGTGGGCGGATCCCATTCGCGGTCTGTCCCGGCGCGCAGGGCTAGCCATGGTAGCCAGGTGGTGGTCAGTTTCCCGGTTTTTACCTGCACGCGCGGGGGGGCCATCTGCACGGCGGCGATAGTGCCGTAGCGAATGAGGTTTTCGAGCATGCGGGAGAGGGCGGCTAAATCGTTCATGACGCTGATGGTGGCGCCACGCGCGTAGGGATGCAGCTTTGTTACCTTGTAGAGCGGGTGATTACAGTGTCACGTAGGCGAGCAGGCCATCGCGGATTAAATCCAGGTCTGCCTGTGTGAAGCCCAGCACTTCACGCTGTTCATAGCGAACTTCAGGCGCTCCACGTTCCGCACGGTCCTTCAGTCCGTACTGGTGAACCCTGGCAATCCGCGCAACCCGTCCAGTGAAACCAACGCTGATGGCATTACCGTCTCCTTTGGCCTTCAAGTAGGTCGCCTTGCGCAGCTTCTGAAACATCTCCAGCTTGCGACGGATATGGCCCTTCTTCCCGCGCAAGTCTCGTTTTTTTCTCGGCGAATATTTGCTGCCATCCGGGTTTTTCTGGGTTTTGATGCGCTGTTGCTGACTGCGTCGAAGCTGCTGAGCCAGGCTACGCGCAAGTTTGCCGCGTTCTGTAGGCTGCAGCTTTTTGAGCAGGGGAGCGGCCCAGTCCTCCAGTGCATCCAGGCTGCTGCTCATTTGGGCACAAACCATTCGCTGGTGTTGCCCTGGGCACCCGGTACCCAGTTCGTGTCGAGATAGCTCGCAACACGTTGCGGCTCGCCGGCATGGTTGACGGTGGTATTGCCCTGGTCATCCTTGCCGACGATCACTCGCTCCGTCAGCGGCAGCGTCAAGCTGAAGTCGACTTTGTCCTTGTCGAGGATCTCGGCTTCGAACTGGATGCCATTCTTGACCTTGTCGAGGTTTTTCCAGGAGTTCGGATTGGTTGACGCTGATCCAGCCGAGCATTGGCAGGATCACGCTGTCGGGGTGGCCGGTGAAGTCAGTCAGGATGATCTGCAGGTCAAAGCTGTACTCAAACGAAAGACTTTTTGCAGCGGTGCAGCGAACCTTGCCGTTGTCGATGAAAATCAGCAGACGGTCGGGGTTGTGCTGCAACTCGGCAACGGTGGACATAAGGTGCGCGCGCAGGCTTTCGGGTTTGTTCATGGGGTCGTCTTACCGGTTTGATGTGGGGACATTTCGAGGTAAGCGATTTTTTGGGTCATTCGCGGTACCAGCCCAGTTTGTTCATGGCAACGGTATCGAGCTGCTTGATTGGACCGCGCACGATTACGGCCCTGGCGCCGTTCATCAACTGGATGGATTCTGCCAAGAGCTGCATGTCGTCCTGTTCGGTGGACTGCGGCACCACCAACAGGTCACCGTCTTGCACGCGTAATTTCTGCACTGCTTCGAAGTCGATCATGCTGCTACTCCTTGTCCGCATTCGCAGCCGGCGTGCCGCTCGTAGGCGCGCTGGAGCTTGGTGTCGTAGAGATTGCGCAGATAGTCTGGCCCGTTGTAGAGCTTGGCGAACTCGGTCCATTTTGCGGGCCTTCAGCGCCTTGTGTAGCACCGGGTCGGTTTCGATGAAGCGGGTGAAGGCTTCGAACTGCTGCGATTCGTCGGCACTCATCGCTACCACGAAAGCCTGCGCGCTGGCATAGCCGAGGCGCTTCCAGTGAAAGCCCATGATCTGGAAGGCGCCCCAGGACGCCGATTCCAAGGCGGCGGTGTCGTCTATCAGTCGAGCCATGGCCAAGCGTTGATGTTCGGCGGTACCGCCGATGTATCCGCCGGGCTTCGGGTTAACCAGAGCAGGGTTGGCGGTGGCGAGCTGGTCGGCGTGACGCTTAAGTTCG